CGCAGCCACAGCCTGGATACTTTTTGCACCGACCGCCATATTCATAGTCTTCGGACTCGTAGTCGTCCTCGTCCTCAGGCTCTTCTACTTCGCCATAGCCTGCCACCTTGGCTGCTACGTCGAGGACCGTCCTAGCCGCCGCTACGATGGTGTCATAGTCTTCGGCCACATCGGGGATGCTGCCCTTCATCTGCTGGGCAACGCTGAGGATCAGCTGCACCGCCTCACCTTCAGGGCTATCAGGGATATAGCCTTCTTCGGGGTCTGACTGCATCTGGCTAGCCAGCTCCATGATGGTGGTGGCTGCACTTTCTAGGCTGTTTTCGCCTAGGTCGAAGGCGACCGAGACGGCATCATCAGCGGGCTGGTTAAATTCGTTCAAGTCGAGCACCCAATTATCAAGGTCATCGGTCAATTCAGATAGGGCCAGGGGTGATAGGCCCTTGATGGCAGGCGGTGAAGCACCCAGGCCAGCGATGTGGCGTAGGCTCCAGCGGCCAGGGGTAGGGTTGGCTGGGGCGGTGGGTGGGTACAGGCTAGGGGAAATGCCTAGCAGCCGTCCATCCCGGTTCCATTGCACAAATTGAGGCGATACCTTATCAAAGACAGCCCGCACCCGGTCCCCAACTCGCTTTAGGGCCACCGGAAAGCCATAGGCTAGCTCCGACTCAGCCAGGCTAGCATCGTCCTGGCCGCCAGTATTGTGGGAGACGATTAGGGGTGCTTTGAAGTTGGCCGGGTTGTAGGACTCGACCACCTGATCCAATAGTTCATCGTTCAGGTCTACTTCGGTGCCGTTAGAGCTGACCGCCTGGCCCTTGCGAAGGATTTCGATTTCTACCATGACTAGGTGATGAGTAACTGCCTTAAGTGTGCCCAGCCATGGATCCAGCTATGGCTTGCCAATGTGATCGCCGACGATGCTGCCAATTTCCTCCGCATTGGCCCGGCTGATGCCTAGCATTGGCCTAGCTGGAATGCCTGGATGGTTTACCTGCCTAGCGAAGGCAGGGCCGCCAGCGGTCATGAAGGCCAGCATCCTGGCATTTTTAGGAACAATGGTATAGGGCCGGGTGCCGAACTGATGCCAGCGGGCTTTCTTGTCAGCAAAGCCGATGATCACCTCAGTGCCAGTCGCTTCATAGGCCAGCGAGTCACGCATCTGGCCAGTCTCGTTCAATATTTTGCGGTTACGCTTGGCCGCCCAGGTATTAGGCGATAGGTCACGCCATGGCGTACCATCCGGGGCCTGTTGCCGCTGGAATCGTTGGTCTGTATCCCGCTCCATGTAGGCCCCAATGTCATCATACAGGGGCCTCATGTTGTTTAGCCGACGCGCCGCCCGGGCCAGCATCGCCTGCACCTGGCTGTCATCAGCACTGACCTGAAACTGACTCATCATGGATCCATAGCGCTGGATCCAGAGTGCCCAGGGTGATGGATCCATGGGTGGGCACACTAAAAGCGACGCCATTCTATTCACTGCCATGCCTATCATTTACGACATGCAAGGTTATCCGCACTTTGTTGTAGACCTTGCGGAACGTAGGCCTGATGGGGCGAGGAAGACGGTACAAGCGGCTATGTTATTGGTGCGTAGCTTCTTCGATGAAGGCGAACAGCGCATGACCAGCATCGATGACATCGACATTGGCACCCCGGCCAATGGGTGGACCATTCGCTTTACTGGTGTCACTGGCGCGCAGCCACCCGAGGCCTATATTGCCACCTACCGCAATGGCCAGATTAGCTACAACGAAGACCCCAACAGACAAGCGGCGTCAATGTCTGAGCGGGTATGGTATGCGGTGGACTTTGCCAAGGGTAAGGGCGGATCCAAAGGTAGTGGAAAGACCAAGAATTGTACCAAAGGGAAGCTTTGTGGCGGTAGCTGCATCGCTAAGGGCCGGAACTGCCGGATAGAGGCTAATGCATCACAGAAAAAAGCTGCTGATGCACTGAGTAAGACCAACGCTGAGGATGCAGCTAAGGCTAAGGCGGCAGTCAAGAAGGAGAAGACAGGCGAAAAGGCTGCAAAGCAGAAGGGGAAGCCTATTGAGTCTTATGGCGACTTCAGGCGTGAAGTCGCCAGGATCTACGACAAGATCAATACTGAAGAAAGCCTAAACGATCTGGTTCCCATCTATCGGATTAGGCGCGAGCTTGGAGATCGCGTCTCTCGGGAGCAGTTCAAGGAGTGGATGATGGACATCCAGGCGGATGACAAAATACAACTCATGGGAGGGCAGGTGCCTGGTGTCACTCAAGATCAACGCGAAGACTCTATCACGATCCCGGGCGGCGGATTGCGGTTCTATGCCAGAAAGCTGCAAGACTTTGGCGGCGATGATGAGTCTGACGCGACTTCAGATCAATCGCCCCAGTCTCGTCGAGGCAGTAAACCTAGGACTACAGCAGGGTCGAAGCCTAAGCCAAAGACTACGCCGATCAAGTCTTACGACGATTTCAAGTCCGAAATCGCCAGCACCTATGACAGACTGAATAAAGACTACAACTTGGGCGACTTGGTTCCTATTCATCGGCTTCGACGCGAGCTAGGAAATCGCGTTTCCCGGGATCAGTTTGATAAATGGCTTGTAGATATTCAGGCGGATGATAACGTTCAGCTAATGGGCGGTGCGCTGACTAACGCTACGCAGTCAGAAAAAGATGATGCCTTGAAGATTAGAGGTGCGCTTCGGTTCTATGTTAGGAAGCTGAAGGACTTCTAGCCATGCCTATCATTTACGACATGCAAGGTTATCCGCACTTTGTTATAGACTTTGCGGAACGTAAGCCTGATGGGGCGAGGAAGACGGTACAAGCGGCCATGTTATTGGTGCGTAGCTTCTTCGATGAAGGCGAGCAACGCATGACCAGCATTGATGATATCGACATTGGCACCCCGGCAAATGGGTGGACCATTCGCTTTACTGGTGTCACTGGCGCGCAGCCACCCGAGGCCTATATTGCCACCTACCGCAATGGCCAGATTAGCTACAACGAAGACCCCAACAGACAAGCGGCGTCAATGTCTGAGCGGGTATGGTACGCGGTGGACTTTGCCAAGGGTAAGGGCGGATCCAAAGGTAGTGGAAAGACCAAGAATTGTACCAAAGGGAAGCTTTGTGGCGGTAGCTGCATCGCTAAGGGCCGGAACTGCCGGATAGAGACTAATGCATCACAGAAAAAAGCTGCTGATGCACTGAGTAAGACCAACGCTGAGGATGCAGCTAAGGCTAAGGCGGCAGTCAAGAAGGAGAAGACAGGCGAAAAGGCTGCAACCAATTCTGGCGACGGAATCAGGAAAGTCAAGGATAGCATCAAAAAGCCTGAAGAAAAAACACCTGTCCAGGAGTCTGCCTCCTACCGTCAGTCTCCACGTTATAACCCAGATCTAGCTGAGGCTATAGACAAGATAGGCAAGTTGCCCGGGTCCGCAAGTCGTGAACAAAGACTGAATGCAGCGCAAGATGCTATAAATCTTGCCGCAGCTGATCTAGAAAAAGAGGTCCAGCTAAAGCGAAGCAATCCCGACGGCTATAGGATCCCATTGAGTGAATCTGCCGATAAGGGTCATAACTGGGTGCAACCACCTCTGGTCAACCCTCCGGCTCAAATGAGCTTCAATGATACGATCAAAACGATCACGATTACGACAGGAACCCCTGGATCGGCAAATTACAAAACAGCTCGGATTTCGTCTCCACCATTGCCAGCACGACAGTACGAAGAGTATAAAAACAAGTATGGGTCATTGACGAAGGAGCTTAACCAGTTTGCGGGGAGTGGCGATCCGGTCAACAAAGATGACCAGATCGCACAGATTGCCCGGACTCAAAAGGTCTCAGAGTCAGTCGCCAGAGAGCGCGTGGAGGCGGTAGGAAGATTTGCGGATTACAACTACCCAGAGATTCGAGCTGCTGACGATGGGCTGACTACATACAAAGACGTAGACGATGAGATAGTTGGCGTATCGAAGCAAGCACAAGATGACGCACGAAGAATAAACGAGTACATCAGAGACTCTCCGAAGTATGAAGGAACAATTTACAGGGGATTATCGGATAGTGGCGGCAATCTCGATCAAATGATCGATCAACTTAAGAGCCCTGAGGGCCTAACGATCCGAAGTGTTAGCAGCTTTTCCTCAAGCCCTAGAGTGGCTGTGAACTTTGCTACGGCAGGGAAAACTAAGGCGGTGGTTGTCGAGGTTAGATCTAACCGCAGCGGAGCGTCAATTCGTAACATAGCTGCATTACATCATGAAGATGAGGTGATCGTGCCAAAAGGTACCCGCTATCGATATGTTGGCGAACGGGTTGAGAATGGTATTACTATATATGAAGTAGAGGAGATCGACTAATGGCAAAAGAGGGCAAGATCCGCCACGAAAGGTTTATGTTTGATGACTTCGACCTAGGCTTAAGCGATACGCCAAGCACACCGCCTAAGTCGGCTACTAAGTCGGCTACTAAATCGTCAGCTTCGGCGGCGAAGAAAGCTAAGTCAAAGGATACTCAGCGCAAGGATAGCCCTAACCCTCCCTCCGCCTGATCATCCCCATCACCCGTTCCCTTAGCCCTGGGTGCATCCGGCTGACGGTGTCCTGGATGGCCCTGGCCCGGTCCTGGGTGCTACCTGGGGCAAAGTTAAACCCTGGCTCAATTACTGGCACCGTCCTATCGCCTACCTTGACGACTGGGGCGGTAAGCTGCTGGCCAGTACGCTTGTCCTTGACAGTCATGGTCGGCAATGGATCCGACAGGCTCATCCCTTCCTGGCGCAGCTGGCGTTCATTTAGGCTAAAGGTGCGACACCGACAGCCAAACCCATTGGGCGGGTGCAGCGTATTCCAGATCGGGTCATCTGCTCTGGCCACAAAGCCATCTAGCGCAACATGGTGAGGCCTGGGGGTGATAGGGTCATCATGGCGATAGACCAGGTAGGGACGGCGTAGGACCGTCTCGGGGTCATGCTGCTGCTGGTAGCGCCCCGCCCCATAGGCATTTCGCATATTTTGCAGCAAGATCAGGCGCATCCGCCAGTCGTTGAGTGGGCTAAAGCCACGCTTGATAAAGGTTTCTGCAAATTGTTGCTTAAAGTCGCGGTATAGCTGCCCGTCATCAACCGCCTTGGTTACTAAGTCCAGTGCTTCCTGCAATAGCTGGCCATGGGTCACCCCGGCGATGGTGAAAGCCCAGTCCTGGGCACCATCGACCAGCGTATCCCAGCGCTCTGTCGGGATCGGTAGCTTGGCTTTCAGCCAGTCCAGGGCCTTGCGAAAGGGTAACCGTCGATAGGTCGGTTTAGACATCCCGCTCACCCTCTTCGATCACTTCGTACCGGCCAGCGGCCTCAGCAGCGGCCATGCTAGCCCCCAGGATCTCGGCAAACTGGCTAGTATCCGCCTGCAGTTGTAGCAGGCGTTGCTCTAACTCCTCGAAGCTATTGGACTGGTCTACCGCTTCGTTGATCAACCGACTCCAGTCGGCTAGGATGGGCTGCATTTCGATGATGGCTTGATCGGCATAGTCATCGGATGAGTCGCGCCTATCATCAGGTTCAGCCAAGTCCTCTGGCGCTTCCTCGTCAGCCGCCTCCTGGTTAGCCTGTTCCACCTGCTGGGCCTGCTCTGGCGTTGGGGGTGCTTCTGCCTCTGGGGCTGGCGTGGGCTCGGGTTCAGTTGGCGCTGGGGCCTCACCGCCACCGAATAGGGCATCTAGCTGGGATTCAGCGGTAGGGCCCTCTGGCTTTTCGTCCTGCAGCTCGACGCCATAGGTCTTGATCACATAGTCGCGGGTGACCACAAAACCCATATCGTAGAGCGTCCTATCCCGTTGCACCCTGGCATTGAGGTCTTCCTGTACCTCTAGCTCGGGGAATTTCCACCATAGCCGGGGTACCGCTGCATCAGGCCCGGCATTAAGGCGAATGATCCACTTGATCAAGCTATTGGTGATCGCCCCAGCCAGCATATCGGCATCGGCTTTGGTGCGCTTCAGGCTAACGCTAGCGGCCACCTCATCCCTGGCCCGGCTGCCGCCCCCCGTTGATTGGTCGGTGGTGCCCGTCTGGCCCAGGACGGCTTTACTAATCTGCGCATCACACCAATTGGCGAGTTTCTCATAGCTATCGGCGGAACTGCTGCGAGAGGCCTCTAGCAGATCCAGCTCATAGCCTTCGGGCAGGCCAACGCCGGTCTCCGAGGCAATGCTTTGGATGGCGGCCATGACCGCATCTTTTTCAGCATCACTGGCCCCAACCGGGAACTTGGCGATGGTGGTAGGCGAGGCAAACTTTTCAACAAAGACTAGCCAGAATTTGATGTCCTGGCGCTTAAAGAATACTGGCCAGAATAGGCGATGGCCTAGCCCCCGGCCATAGGGCCCATAGTGGAGCTGGTGGTGGTGGAAGATAAACTTACGAGGCGGGATCGGTTCGCCAATGGCCATATTGGTTCGAGTGCGCAGGCGTGGCACCCAGCCGTCTTCGGTCAGGGTGAAGCCAAAGCGTCGTGGGTGACGGGTGCGCAGGTCTTGGGGGTAAATCTCCTTGCCCCCAGCCCACATAATTTCAGCCATCGAGACGCCATACATCAAGCTATCGAGCAAGCCATGGCAGGCCTGGTCGAAGCCGGTGCCAGTGCTGATGATCGCCTGGTCCTTCTCTGCATCTGGCGTGGTGGTGGCCAGGTTGCGCAGCATCGCTTCTACCATCTGGGCATTGCGCTTATCCTTGGCGCTCTGGCTAGCGGGCTCAATGATCCATTCCCGTTGCACCACATCCAGCTTTCTGGACTCGAGGACGGCAAAGACATGGGCATCGCGCTCTAGTTCTTCGTAGATCTTGAGTTCATAGTAGAACCGGTTGGCCGCCTGGTAGGCCCGGCTCGACTCATCTCTGATGACATCGTCAAATTCACCTGGATCCAAAATATTGGACCGGCCATAGGCGAATAGGTACGGATCATCAACGAACCGGACCAGGTTGGAGGTTAGATAGTTTTTGCGGAGGGCCATGGTGGTTCCATAGTGCTATCCCTAGGGTGCCCTAGTACCCTAGCTTGGGGCTGGCCACTCGTTTTGCCTTGGCAGTGCGGTACTCAAAGGGCGTCAAACGGTTCTGGATCAATGGATCCAGCGCATATCGCAACGAGTCCCATAGGTGCTGGTGCTTGTCAATGATGATGGGTAGTACATCCTGGGTATGGGGGTCCACCTTGCGCTTATAGTTCATCGCCTCAAATTTAAGGTTTTTGCAGCGTGGGTGAATGATGATCTTGTCGAAGCTGCGTAGGTATTCGATGCCGTCTTTGATGCTATTGGGCCATTTGTCAGCCGCTATCAGGCCAGCGATGCCCTTGCCCCGGACATGCTTGATGGTCTCCGGCCTGGAGTTGTCAGCCCGCACTGGATAGGTAGCAATGCCTGGAACGTCAACCTTCCAGATGATGGCAATTTCATCTAGCCCCAGGTCATAGGCATAGCTTTCACGTTCAATATAAAGCTGGCGACCATGGATCCAACATTTGATCGCCGCTGTTGGATCTGGGCCAAACCCCCAGTCAGCGCCAAAGTACGGCCCCTGCCAGTCATCGCCAGGTTCAAATTCATCAACTACCCACTTACCATGGAATACCTGGGCCTTGCTGAACCGGATCGGGTTACCTTCCCAGATGTTGTCATAGCGGTCTGGGTCGGTGCGCAGCATCCGCTGACGCTCATCCTCTAGCTCTGGGGTGAAGTAAGGGTTCTGGTCCCAGTTCACCCGACAAACATAGTCGCTGGCCTCAGCATTGACGACAAAGCGCTGGTAGATGGTATCTGACTCCTGCTCTGGGTTAAAGGTCACCCAGATCTCAGAGCCCGAGGCCCGTACCGTTGGCGTTAAAATGTCCCAAGACTCCTGGCTGATAGTCTGAGCCTCTTCTACCCAGACATGGGTAATGCCTGCAATGGACTTAAGGGACCGCACATTGTGACGAAGGCCCTTAAAGAAAAACTGAGTGCCCCGGGGGCCCCGGATCTCGCTATCTAGGATGCGGTAACAGTCCTGCAAGCCAAGCGCCTCGATGCGATCACACAATAGCTGATGCACCGACTCAGACAAGCTATTCTGAAATTCCCTGGCGCATAGCACCCGACACTTACGCCGGGCCCCTTCAATGAGCAGCGCATCAGCCGCAGCGGTGGACTTACCCGATCCACGGCCACCCCACAAGCATTTGTACCGGCGTGGCTCTAGCAATGGCTGGGCCCAGGGCAGCAGGTTCCTGGCTAGCTTGTCCAGGTCCACCGAGTCGGTGGGCACCGCAGCATAGCTAGCGACTAACCATTTCTTCCATTCTGCTCTGAGCTCTAGTGCTCCGATGGTGGCCATTGGCAGGAAACCCGGCATAGGCCGGGTAGGGACTGACAACATTCTCAGCATTCCCTAGGCTGGATGGGCTGGGCATTCTATAGCCATGACCCGCAAGCTTTGCCTACACCCAGTCGATGGCCAATACCCCTACTGGGTGCTGGATGGTTCCTGGCCGCCCCCCGCTGGACTGTGGAGTATTGG